AGAGTGCAAGACAATTAGCGGATGAGCATTGGGAGATATGTGATTCGATACGGAAGTCATGTGCGGTGCTAGACGGGCAGGCCAAACCAAGTAGCTTGGATATGGATCTTCCGCCCTGGCTGAAGAAGCTGTTCAAGGGAAGGCATTGATATGACAACTCCCATAGGACCGAGAATCAAAGTAGCTCCTGGTGACTTGAATGACATCACCAGGAATAAGCAGGACAGGGTGCTGGATGGTTTTGACAAGGACAAGTTCGATGATGGATACGATCAAATAAACTGGAAGACGAACGACGAACCATGAGAACAAAGTTCGGCAATAAGACATTGAATAAGGGTGAGATTGCTGCAGCCAAGCATCTCCGCTCTGCTGAGAACCTGAGACAGAAGATGCTGAGGCATAACTCCGGCACCGCTCTCCTGAACCGCCTGGGCATGGTCGGCAAGCTGGGCAAATCCTATGGCACCGACCGGGATCTATATACAGCAATGGGATATCCCAAGACCCTGGATTTCGATTACTTCTCCGCTCGCTTCACCAGGCAGTCCATAGCCAAGCGTGTTGTGACGGCTTACCCTGATGCTACCTGGCGCGAAAAGCCTGAGATCATAGAGGACGACGATCCCAAGGTGAATACGGACTTTGAAGAGGGTGTAGTCGAGTTGGACAAGAAGACCAATTTCTATCATTACCTGAACCGCATCGACAAAGTATCCGGCATAGGCAAGTACGGGATCCTGTTCCTGGGATTCGATGATGGCAAGGAACCGGATACGGCTGTTGTCCCGAGCGAGGGAATGAGCCTCCTCTATATGCAGCCCTATTCTGAGAAGAACGCTGAGATCAAATCCCTGGTCCAGGATAAGAAGGATCCCCGCTTTGGTTTGCCCGAAATGTATGAGGTATCCATAGCAGAGACCACAACCACGACATCCACCTTCCCCAGATCCTCCGGCACTTCCAAGACAATGAATGTCCATCACTCCCGGGTCATCCATGTGGCTGATCTCCTGATGGAGAGCGATGTGTATGGTACTCCCAGGCTTGAGCCGGTGTTCAATGATTTGCAGAACCTCGAATTGGTCCAGGCAGGATCCGCTGAGATGTTCTGGCGTGGTGGCTTCCCGGGCATAGCTCTTGAAGTGGAGCCGGATGCTGAATTTGATGATGATGCCCTGGATGATGAGATTGATGCATATGTCAATCAGCTGACAAGGGTGCTCAGGCTGCAGGGCATGAAAGCGAATCAGCTTGATCCGAACAACCCAGCACCAAAGGAAACGATTGAGGCACAGTTGATGTCTATCTCTGGTGGTACCGGAATTCCGCAGAGGATCCTCACAGGATCAGAGCGGGGAGAGCTGGCATCCACCCAGGACAAGACGAACTGGGATTCCCGTGTTGATGAGCGCAGGAAGAATCATGCAGAGCCAATGATATTGAGAAGGTTCCTGGATAAGATGATTGAAGTGGGTGTGCTTCCTCAGCCAGAGGGCACAGAAGAGAATCCTGGATACCGAGTTGTATGGCCGGACATCGCAGCCCTCACAGATGCTGAGAAGGCTGAGATCGGAAAGAACCGGGCAGATGCCATCAACCTGTACACGAAGAACGATGGTGCAGATATGGTTGTTCCTCCGGAGACATTCCTCAAGCAGGTCCTGTTCATGGAGGATGAGGAGGTTCAGCAGATCATGGAAGAAGTTGAGGCAGCGTTCCAGGAGGAGCAGAAGCTGGAAGAGGAGCGCCAGAAGATCGAGGAAGAGATGAGGCAGGAAGAGTTGCTGCGTCAATCACAAGGGGATGGGGATGAGTAAGATTGATCATATTGAGAACAGAGAGAATTCATGGTTTGTACACCTCACTGATGGCTCCGTTGATGTTCAGAGGAAACATGAATACACTGCTTCCGATACCCCTATGACACATAGGGAGGATCTTCTCTGTATGCTTTGTAAAAAGATTGAGGATTTGATGACAGGAGCCGGAAGATGAGTGATCAACCAGAACTAACAGCGGAACAGATCGAGGAGATGGAGTCCTTTGGCCACATTCATTGTGGAGCCAAGAGCTGCAGCCACAATCAGCTGGAACGTACTGGCCGCTTGACCTGCAACCTGAAACGGGTGGGACTGAATGATAAGGGACAGTGCCTGGCCTTCCGTAAGAACATGACGAAACGATTTTTGATACCGGAGCAAGAATGATTATTGCGGGACAGAGTATAGCAACCGGGAATGAATACCGGCGAAGTATGCAACATAGGATGATCTGGATTCGATACATCCGGGGGATGTGAGTTCAAATCTCACCTCTGTTCTCTTTAGAGGATAAACAATGACAGCGACAATGCATACCTGCGAACATAAAGAGGTGAGTCTTACCACTCGCTTCAATCGTGTGTTCCAAATGGATCCCACCAAGACGCTGACTATCCGGAAACGATTTGCGGCAGAGATGAGGAAACCTGACCGGAACCCCCTCCTTTCGCTCACCGCAAAACCTTTGAAGACAAATGCCCCGGCACGTAAAGGAGCATTCAATTTCACCAAAAGCGCACAGAAGGTGGAAGGGTTCATGGATTGGCTGAGGACGGAAGTGGATAAGGGGATTCTGGAAGTACATGAACGGGTTGGCTTCCGGGTCCTGGAACGTACTCCCTGGATGAATACGTTTATCGACTCGGCGTATAAGAAGGGATTGAAGAGAGCAGATAGCGAATTGAGGAAGGCAGGAATCACCCCAGTATCTGAATTAGGTCCCGAGCCCAGGTTCAGTATCACTTCAGCATTCAATCGCCCTATGCACGCCGATCGTGTTGCTCTTATATACACAAGGGCATTTGAGGAGCTTCAGGGCGTCACAGCGCAGATGTCGCAGCAAATATCGCGTACTCTGGCAAAGGGCATGGCAGAGGGTAAAGGACCGAGGGAGCTTGCCCGGCAGATCAATGACAGGATCACCAAGATTGGTAGGGTCCGGGCAGAGACGATAGCCAGGACGGAAGTTATCAGGGCACACCATTCAGCCAACATAGGAATGTACAGGGAAGCTAATGTAGAAGGAGTAAAGGTGAAGGCGGAATGGTCCACAGCAGGAGATGACAGGGTCTGTGCTGACTGTGCTTTCATGGAAGGCAGAATCTTCACTATCGATGAGATAGAGGATCTGATTCCCTTTCACCCCAATTGCCGTTGCATAGCATTACCGGCCAATGTCGGTGAGGAGCCTAGAGACGTTACTTTTGAGGATAGGGAAAAGTTGGTTGGAGAGGATGCCCTGAACAAGGATGGACAATTCTCCCGCCAGGGATTCTTCGAGGATAAGACAGGAAAGAAACTTCCAGGTGCCCCGGCTCCTGGCGACAAGGTCAAACAGTAAGGAGCAGTTATGAGTGATAAGAAGAAAAGCAACTTCGTCATCAACGAATGCGTGATGGTGAGGAACCTGAGCGAGTTGATTCGCTGGGATACCCTGGATGGAAAGAAGCGGCTGGTGATCCCTGTGGTTCTGATGGTCGAGGGAGTCCACAACAATGTCCTGTACAGCGCAGATGAGCTGGGCACGTTTGCTGAGGCATGGAATGGCGAGCCGGTATGCGTCAACCATCCCCAGGATGGCAAAGGCAACTTCGTATCGTGCAATTCCCCCGAGATGATTGAGAAGGTCACGATCGGACAGTTGTTCCACTCCAAGTTTGAGGATAGCAAGCTGAAGTCGGAAGCATGGATCGATGTGGACAAGGCCAATGAGGTTGATGAGTCCATTATGCAGATCCTCCAGTCCAATGATCAGCTTGAGGTGTCCCTGGCAGCTTTCATAGAGGAGATCAAACAGGAAGGTGAATTTGATGGGGAAGAATTCAAGGGGATAGCTACAAACCTTCGCCCGGACCATCTCGCGTTCCTACCGAACGATGAGGGGGCGTGCAGTATTAAGGACGGAGCAGGTGCTCCCAGGGTAAACAAGAAGGAGCTAGGAAATGCAATGAGCAAGAACAAGAAGAAGGATGAGCAGGAGGAAGGAAAGCCAACACGGCTTCTCGATTCCAACGAGCTTGCCCACGAATCGATTCGTGATGAATTGCGAAGGCAGCTTTCCGATGTACACAACACAGCCGGAACGGATGGCTTCATTTGGATCAAGAACGTGTTCGATAAGAGTGTGGTATTTGAAGTAGAGAATGCAGGCGATGCGAGACTGCTGCAACAGGCGTTTTCAATTGACGCT